CAAAGCGCAAGAAAGCAACTAAGAAAGAGGAAGAATAGCATGGACACTGGTCAGTTAGTGGAATTACTTAAAATCAAATTAGGAATTGCTTCAAATTTGCGAGATAAAACACTAGAGAAGATTGTCTCAAGCGTCATCAGCGAATTAACAAACAATCTGGGTGTTGAATTGGTTCCAGATCGTGCTGACCATGAAATGTTCATTGTTGACTTTGCTGCTTATCGCTATGAAGGTGGTGTTGATTTACCACGTCACCTTCAATGGCGCTTGCACAATCTGCAAATTTCTTCCAAGAAAGAGGTGTGAGATGTGGAATGATGAAATCACATTGATAGGTTTTAAAATTACAGGTAAGGACAAGCTCAAGCAAGATCTGACTGAGAAAGTAAAGACTACAATTTTTTGTAAAAAGAAATCTATCACACGGTCAGAATTTTACCAAGCTAATCAGGCTGGCATTCGTCCAAATCTGATTGTTGATATTCACAGCTTTGAATATGACAATCAGGAATTTGCTGAATTTGGCGGTAAGGAGTACCGGATTTTGAAAACATATCCAATCAACCTCAACATCCTTGAATTGACTCTAGTGGAGAAAATGACATGAGCCAAGATCTAGCCAGTCAAATTGCTAAAGCATTAGCAGAGTATTCCACAGAAGTTGAAGAAGAAGTGGACAAGATAGCGGAAGAAACAGCAGAAGAGGCCGTCCAAGAATTAAAAACCACAAGTCCAAAAAGTCCAAGGGCAAAAGGTGGTAAGTATGCCAAATCGTGGAAAAAAACAAAAATGGGGAAAGGTAATTTTGTGGTTCACAACACAAATTACCGTCTCCCACATTTGCTTGAATTTGGCCACTTAAAGAGGAACGGGGGACGGGTTTCCGGAATAGTACACATCAAGCCGGCAGAAGATCACGCTATTGAGAATTTTGAAAAGAAATTGAAGGAGCTTGGAAGATGAAGCTGTCAGAGTTTGCAGAAATTTTGGAACAGGCTGGCCTGCCTGTCACTTACAAGGCATTCAGGGAAGGAAATGTCCCCACGCTGCCTTACCTTGTCTATTTTGAAAGCTTGCCATCTATCACAGGAACAGACAATCAAGCATCATACATGATCCGTGCTGTCACTGTAGAATTGGCATTTGAACGAAAAGATGAGGAGCTAGAAGAACGATTGGAAGAGCTGTGGAATGACCACAAGCTCTTTTATGATGTTCAAGAAGAAAATTTTATTGAATCAGAAAGACTGTTTGTGAAGTCTTATGAAGTCTATCTATATTGAGGAGGAAAGAAATGACTGAAAACAAAGTTACATTTGGACTTGAAAATGTCCATGTGGCACCAATCCAATCAATCAGTGAAGCAGGAGTGATCACTTATGGTCAAGTATTCCGCTTCCCTGGAGCGATGGAATTGACGCTGGACCCTAAAGGGGATTCAGGATCAGTGAAAGCTGATAACATTGATTATTACTTCGTCAACTCAAACGAAGGTTACGAAGGTAAATTCAAAGTCCCACACATCATTGAAGCATTTGCAACAAAAATTTTGGGCGACATCAAAGACTCTACAACAGGAGTGGTTACAGAAAAAGCAGATGCGAAGACAACCAACTTCGCACTTATGTTTGAATTTGCTGGCGATGCTAACAAGACACGCCATGTCATGTATTACTGTTCAGCAAGTCGCCCATCGAGCGGATCAGCTACCAAGAACGGAACCAACGTGAATGAACGTGAATTGAGCTTCAATGCCAGCCCTCGTCCCGGTGACCAAGTTGTGAAACGTTCCATCACATCAGCGGATGATCAAGAAGTTTATAAGAAATGGTTTGAAAAGGTCTATGAACCTAATCAAGCTTTGTAATTAAGGAGGCCTTAAATGCGTAAGAGTGTGACCATTAGTGAAAAGGAGTATGAGCTTGTAACCAATGCTTACACTCCTATCGCTTATAAGAGTGAGTTTGGGAAAGATTTCTTCCAAGATCTATTTGGAATGATCTCAAACCAGAATATCATGCAAATGGCTGAGAATGGCAACAATGAAGTTGACATCAACATGTTGGCTAATTTTGACATGACCTTCTTCAATCGCTTGTTTTGGGTGTTCACCAAATCAGGGAACCCACACATCAAGCCTTATGAACAATTTTTCATGGAAATGGAAGAATTTCCTTTGCAGGACATTGCTCCAATTCTAATGGAAATGATCAATGATACGATGACGTCAAAAAAAAACCAGATGAGTCAGAATCAGCCAGTGATGAAATCTTTACAGTAGAATCTTATCTTTCTTGCTGTAAAGAAACTGGACTTACAATTGATGATCTGAAGCACATTTCAATTGGAATGGCTCTGGACTATCAAACAGATTATGTGAATTTGCGCACTGAAAACAAATCAGAAACACGCAAGGCCACACAGTCAGATTTTGACTCATTCTAGTCTGAAACAGAGTGCTGAGAGGAAGAATCTGAGGTCAAGTTCATCGAATAGATGGACGATTGGTCACAAGAAGCCTTTAGGCGCTCTTTATATTTTTATACGAAAGGAGGAAACATGGCCGGTAATATTAAAGGGATAAAAATTGAAATTGGCGGTGACACACAGCCCCTTCAAAACGCCCTGAAAAAAGTAAATTCTGCTTCTGTTGAAGCAGCAAAAGAATTGAAGAGTATTGACAAGGCTCTGAAATTTGACACAGGGAATGTGACTCTATTGGCTCAGAAGCAAGAAGTCCTTCAAAAGCAAGTCTCAACAACCAAGGAGAAATTGGAAACATTGAGACAGGCACAAGCACAAGTTGAAGCTCAGTTCAAAAGCGGTGACATTGGTGCTGATCAATACCGTGCATTTCAACGGGAAGTGGTCCAGACCGAGAACATCCTGAAGGGCTATGAGAACAAGCTTGAGAATGTCAATAAGGCATTGGACGGAAATGGGAATGCTACCAAGTCAAACCGTGAACAACTGAAAGAGCTTCAAAATGAGCAACAGCGCCTTGCAAGTGAAGGAGACAAAGTTGTCAGCTCATTCAAGCTACAAGAAAGCCAGATGGGTTCCAATGCTAGTGAAGCAGATAAGCTGGCACTTGCTGAACAAAAAATTGGGAAGCAAAGCGAAATTGTCGCCCAACAAATTGAGAACCTTGAGAAACAGCTTGCCCTTGCAAAACAAGAATATGGCGAGAACTCAACAGAAGTCAATAAGTTAGAAACTCAATTGAACGAGTCCAAGGCAGCCTTCAACGGGCTTGCTAATGAGATGGAGAATCTGGGCGAGTCGGGAAAGAAAGCTAGTAGCGGTCTTGAAGAGACAAACAAGCTTCTGAAAGCTGAGTTACTGAACCAATTCTCTGAGAAGCTATCTGAAATCAGTCAAAAGTTGGTTGATTTTGGGAAGAGCGCCCTAGATGCGTTCCGGGAAATTGATGAAGGAATGGACACCATTGTCACCAAGACTGGTGCTGGTGGTAAAGCTCTTGAAGAGATGCAAGGAATTGCTAATGGGATAGCCACTGAAATGCCTACTGATTTCAGCAAAATCGGGAATGCAGTCGGTGAAGTTAACACTCAATTTGGTCTGACAGGGGATGCGCTCAAAACCACATCTGTTGACATGCTCAAGTTTGCAGAAATCAACGGATCTGACATCACGAATGCAACAATTCAGTCCAAGCAAGCCTTGGAGGCTTACGGATATTCTGTTGACTATCTTTCTGATGTGTTGGATAGCACCACTTATGTGGCGCAATCCACAGGGGTTTCTGTTGATGACTTGATGAAGAAAGCAACAGATGGAGCGCCACAAATCAAGATGCTTGGTCTTGAATTTGATGAAGCTGTCACCTTAATTGGTCAACTTGAACAACATGGGGTTGATTCATCAGCAGCATTGTCAGGAATGACAAAGGCAGCAGGGGTCTATACCAAGCAAGGAAAGACCATGAAAGAAGGTCTCAAAGAGACCATTGAAGCCATCAAGAACAGTAAATCAGAGACCGAAGCAATGGGGATCGCTATGGAGATCTTTGGTGCAAAGAAAGCACCTCAAATGGTCGATGCCATCAAACGTGGAGCTTTGAGCTTTGATGAACTTGGAAAAACATCTAAAGAGTCAGCAGGGTTAGTTTCACAAACTTATGAAAGCACTCTAGATCCTATTGACAAATTCACCACAGCCCAAAATGGTTTGAAAATCGTTATGGCTGAAGTTGGTGGAGCTATTGCTGAAACATTCGCTCCAGTGCTTGATGTACTTGTAGGCCTTTTTAAAAGTGTCGCAGAATGGGTAAATAAATTACCTGGGCCAATTAAAGAACTTGTAGTTGTATTTGGAAGTATTGTGACAGTAGCTGGGGTATTGTCCCCAATATTCCTCGCATTACAAGCGGCTGCAATGGCAGCTGAAACCACTATAGGTGGACTGATAGCTGCTGCATTGCCAATAATTGGAACAGTCATAGCAGTAGCTGCTGCAATTGCTGGAATTATAGTAGTTATTAAGTATTTATGGGAAACCAATGAGGGATTCAGGACCGCTGTTGAGACAGTCTGGAATGCTATCATGTCAGTCATCAATACTGTTGTCCAAGCCATTTCAAGCTTTGTAATGGAAATTTGGGGGACATTGACAACATGGTGGAATGATAATCAACAACTGATTAGACAGACAGCAGAAACAGTCTGGAATGCTATTTCAGCAGTAGTGACAACAGTCATGAATGTTCTTGGTCCTTTTATTGAAACAGCATGGAATAACATTTCAACGGTAATTTCAACGGTCTGGGAAACTATCAAAACCGTGGTTGAAACAGCCATCAATGTGGTATTAGGCATCATCAAGACTGTGATGCAGATCATCAATGGTGACTGGTCTGGGGCTTGGGAATCCATCAAGGGAATTGCTGAAAGTATCTGGAATGGTATCAAGAGCATTGCTGAATCTGTATTCAATGCGATGGCTCAGATCTTATCTAACATCTGGAATACTATTTCAAGCACTGCTTCAAGCATCTGGAATGGTATCAGCTCAACCCTATCAGGCATCTGGAATGGAATTTCAAGCACGGTCTCTAGTGTATTCAATGGAATTTCAAGCACGATTTCAGGTATCTGGAACGGTATCAGCTCAACTGCTTCAGGTATCTGGAACGGGATTAAAGACACCATTGGCGGTGCTATCAATGGAGCAAAAGACCTAGTTGGAAACGCTATTGATGCTATTAAAGGCTTCTTTAATTTCCAATTCAAATGGCCACACATTCCACTACCTCACTTCCGTGCTAGTGGATCACTGAACCCACTGGACTGGTTGAAGGGTAAAGGGATTCCAAGTATCGGAATTGACTGGTATGCCAAAGGTGGGATTTTAACCAAGCCCACAGCATTTGGCATGAATGGAAATAGCCTCATGGTCGGTGGTGAAGCAGGAAAAGAAGCAGTCCTGCCACTAAATGAACGGAACTTGAGTGCCATTGGTCGGGGCATCGCCCAAACAATGGACCCACAAGGAACCGTGATCAACATCAACATCTCTGACAACATCATCAGAGAAGAAGCAGATATTGAGAAGATCGCTAATAAGGTATCTCAGAAGATAGCTGCTGAATTGAGGAGACAAAAAGAATTGAGAGGAGCGCCTGCATGGTAAAATACAACGAATTGATCATTGATGGAGTTGGAACTTCATCATTTCCATTTGATGTGATTGTGCTGGAAGGTCCTACAATTCAAGTTGGTCTCTCAAAGGATAAGCTATTGAGCCATGATGGAGTTAGTGGATATATCGTTCAGTCAAACCCTCACAGGGAGGCTATTGAAAAGAAATACACTCTTCAACTCATCAACCCAACAGAACTGCAAGTCCTTGAATTTGTCCAATTCCTTTCTAAAAGAAACTTCTGGCTTGAGAATCAACAGAACAAGCTCACAAGATGGTTCTGTTATCAGACAAAGGTGTCTGACACTCAGAGAGACAAAACTAAAATGTATTCTTTAGAGGTGACATTTATTTGTCACCCTACAAAATACATGAAGAATAATGATGTTCAAACTCTTACTTCAAATGGTGTTCTCAGGCTACAAGGCAGCTCACTAGCGTTCCCTAAAATCACAATTAGAGGAAACAACTCATCAGAGACCAGCTTCACCATCGGAAAACAAACAATCACGTTTGAACAACTATCTGAGAGCGCTGTAATGGTAAATGATCCACAAAATCCAAGTTTCTTGGATAAGAAAGGGAATTTGGTGAAGTGGTCAGGAGACTTCATCACAATTGACGCTAACCAAGCCCAGAAGACTATCGGTGTGGTTTTAGGACCTGGTATTCAATCGCTTGTTTTTGAAACGAATTGGGGGTGGCTATAATTCTATATCTATTAGACAGAAATGTTCAAACAGTAAAATGGAATGGCCAACCACTCCATGAAGCAACAAAAGCAGAAGTTGAAGAAGTAATCAACGTGAGCTACACTCTCAAGGTTAATTATCCAATCACAGACACTGAAATTTATAAGAAATTTCAGGAAGACATGCTCATCATCGCCCCAACTCCTGTCACTGGCCGGCAACTTTTCCGGATTAAGGAGATCAGCGAGCAAGATGACACAGTAAGTCTGACTTGTCAGCACATCACAGAAGACATCTTCAAGCGTTCTGTTCGTCCTATCAAGGTTTCAAACTCAACCTGTCAAATCGCCTTGAATGCTATGATTTCAGCAGTCAAGACACCACTTGGGAAGTTCTCTTTCACAAGTAACATCATGGACAATAGAACCTTCAACACTACAGAAGATGAAACGCTTTATAAGATCCTGATGGATGGAAAACATTCCATCGTGGGTGCTTGGGAAGGTGAGATGATCCGTGACAACTTCCTGATTGATATTCCTAAAAGTCGGGGAATTGATCGTGGTGTGGTAATCACCACACATCAAAATTTGAAGCAGTATGAACGAAACAAGAGCAGTTCCAGCATCATCACAAGGCTACATCTGAAGTCAACATTCAAGCCAGAGGGAGCAGAAGAAGACACGGTTCTGAAAGTCACTGTGGACAGCCCCCTCATTGGCAGCTACCCTTACATCAATGAAGCTGAGTATGAGAATAATGATCTTACTACAGAGGAAGAATTGAGAAAATGGGGTGAAGCCAAATTCAAGAATGGAGACATTGACAAGTCCACTGATCAGATTAAAGTTGAAGCCTATGAGCTAGATGGTCA